GAACTACCGTTAATAACGATACAACCGGATGTTATCGTGTTAATACCATCGCCCTCATTCGTTACGGCTTGCGCAAAAGTTTTCCCTTCTCTATCCATAAATAACTCATAAGGATTAGCTTCTGCATCACCAATGAACATATCTTTCTTATCCATCCCGTTCACTCTCCTAATGGTTTAGTGTCAGTTGGTTTTTCTTGCAGTCCATATAAATCTAAATCCCATTTCGGTACACCATTTTCAACAATAGCAGAAACTTCACTCGTTTTAATAAATGTTTTTCCATCTTCTGAAATCAACATTTCCGGTTCGCTGTATATAACTGCATTCAAGATATCTTTTTTTGTTTTTTCTTTCGTTACAAATCCTATTACCGCTCCACCATTCAAATAGATAAGATACTCTTTTAGTCCTGATCCGTACATACCATTCACTCCTCCATATTCCGCATCATGATATCTTTGCCGACTTCTAATAATCCAATAGCTTTGATTGTGGACATCTTCGACCATCCCGTTCTTGTACGGTCATCATTATCAATAGCTACATAAGCTACTTCTACTACTTCCCCACGATCTACAGCTGCTAATAAATTTTCAAGTAACGCTTTAGGAGTCACCTTGCCTTCTTTCTTGGCTTTCTCTTCTGACAAATCATATAAAGTCATTTCTCCACTCTCCTTAGTTCATCTTGAGTCGTTTAAAAAATACAAGCGTTGGTCATAATGGTTAACTATAAGTTCACTTACACATGCATAGGAGGGATAATAGGATTATTCGTTAAATTGAGCGCTAACATGTCATTTAGCTGCGCTTCCTGTTTATACGCTTCTCTCCATTTATCCCGTTCATCTTCTGTACGTTCTAATTTCTTCTGACAGCCTTTTAACATCGTTTTAGCTGCACCATACATGGTATTACTGATTTCTCTTCTGAACCACGGTTCTATATGTACTCCGCATACTTCTTGGATTCTGTGTATTAAATGGTTCTCATGTTGACTGAATGTTTTTAATTCAAGTCTATTTGACATGGTTCCCACTCCTTATTTTTCTTTCACACAAGAAGGCCATGAACAAAAAACAACTGTGTTCTTATTCAATGGATGCCCCCACGGACACATGTAACACTTATGTTTCTTAAATGATTCTTCTCGCTTCTTATCCTCATTCTCTTCCAATTGCCTTTTGTTCATGTCCTTTCACCTCAATTCCACTTACTAGCATGAAAACCACTTTCTACTTCTTAATCAGCAGATAATTTCATTAAATAAGCCACCCAAGTTAATGAGTGGCGTTTTATCAGTCTTGAAAGTATATTCCTGTTATCTTAAATTTACATGAGTCGCCACTTATAGGACACACTGAAATATCTAACGTGATTTCTTTTGTATCTTTGTCGAACTCTCCTAAATCCAAGATAGCTTTTCCAAATTTACGTTCTTTGTTTTTAGTCTTTCTTATATATTTATCATAACGAATGAATCCAAAGAATATTGGTTCGTTCGCTGTCCATTGTTCATATTCAATAACTAAGTACTGAGAGTAAGAAGTGAACGTTTTTATAAATATTTGTTCCATATCTAACCCAGCTTCAAATATTTGTTTTTCAGGATACAACTTCTTTTGCACAAGAGTCTTCGCACCTTTAAAGTCTTTCCAATCACCGTTAATAGTTAAGCTTCCACCTTTAATGGTCACTCCATCACCGTTAGCGTTGAACACAGCTTTTTGTTTGCCATCTTCAGACGAAACAATGATACCTCTATTAAGCCTACTTTGAAGCTCATCTAAAGCTTTAACAGTTTCATTCGCTTCTCTACGTAACGCCTTCAACCCTTTTAGAGCATCCGACACATCAATATCTAATTTGTTTGACTCGCGCTGTTCTTCAGCCATGTCACAACAACTCCTTTTATTTAGTTAGAAAATAAAAACGCCTACCCGACAGCTTCCGCTAACTGCTGGATAGACGTTTGTTAGTTAGTTGATTGAAAAACTCATTTCCTTTAAACACGCACTGTCTTTAGGAAAGTACCTGACGGAAATAGCACGGTTGGTGTTTCCGCACCCTTTTATCAGTTGTAGAGCATAGTGAGATTGTCGTGTGTTTCAACGACTTCACTTCTCCACCACATTATATCACCTGTGTAAATAAATATTAAATCGTGTAAAAAGTGTAAAAAGTGGTAATATTACTCTTTTTCTAATACATCTACAATTTCATCGAAAATCTTATGTGCTGTCGGTCTGCTAATACGTAACAGTTTAGAAACTCCTGTGATTGTTACACCGTCTAGTAAGCAGTCTAATACAGTACGTTGCATTTCGTCTTCAATCAGATGCATTCTCTTTTGGATATATTGTATTTTCTCTTCCATACGGATCATACGCTTTGTTTTCGCTTCTCTTCGAACAATCTCACCAGCGATAGGGTTAGATGTCTGACCGACCGCTTTCGGCATTGTCGCTTCTATACCGTATTGCGCCGTTCCTTTGAACTCATATGCTTTTAACTCTATCTGAACACGAATAATCTCGTTAATCATCCAATGATAATCTCGAATAGCTCCTACGATTTCATGACGTTTCATTGTCCTCTCTCCTTATCCGCTATAGATTTAAGCATTCCATAAGGCGTTTCACCTTTGTGACGCTCTGCGTGGCAGTCAGCGCATAATACAACTAGGTTCTCCACTGTGTTTTGACCACCTTTGGCAAAATGTTCGTCATGATGAAAGTATAATTTGTGTTTACTCTTGCAATCAGCACATTTGTTGTTATACTTCTTTCTAACTTGCTCTTTGATGTATGTGGGTATCGTCCGGTCTTCGGTGAAGGTTTTCAACTCACCTTTTAATATCTTTTTAAACTGAGCCATATGACTTCTGCTGATGCCAAGCGTGGTCATATAATACTCAACTACCTGATAAGGGCAAGGTTTCTTCGATCTTTCATAATAAGAAAATGCTTGCTCATTGAAATGTTCGATGTTTTCTCTACCGAATTCATCTAATCCTCTCACCATATCTTTTAATGATTTCTTTCTCATGAGACGCATCGCTTTTAATTCGATGCCTCTCACCTCATGTTCTTCCCAATATCGTTTACCGCCCCGTTTTTCAGTTAACACTATTGACCTCCCCCTTCTTTTTCAATCGCTTTAATCATGTCCTTTAAGCTGTTTCCTGCTCTCTCATACGTTTGAGCAATCCCACGCCATGAAATATATTCCCCTTCATAATCAGCAGCCTTATCAAGCATTTCTCCCTTTGTAACACGACTTCCATATTGAGCATCAACAGACGTTTGATTCTCTTCTTTAAGGCGCTTATACTCTTGACCTTGCTTTATCTCAGCTTGTCCTTCATAAGACTTTTGCTTTCTTTTGTAGAAGCCAGCTATATGCCATGCAATCCGTTCTGCTTTGCTGTAGATATATTCTAGCTTGGCGATTTGAAAAGGTGATAGTTCATCTATCTGATCATCTAATTCTTTAATTTGAGCTAAATAATAGGAGTGCTGCTGGTGATAACGTTTGAACTCTTGTACATCTTCTTGTATTTGTTGAGCTGATGTCACTTACCCACCTTCTTCAACGCTTCCTTTTGATAAGCAGTTAATTCTTCTCTTCCTTGCAACGCTTCTGCAACCTTCGCTAATACATACGCATCACGGATATTGTCCGAATCACTTTCAAACTGCCATTTCTTAAAGATAGGCAACACCATTGCATCCTTTTTGCAGTTCCCTTTACCGGTTGCAAACTTCTTTAAGCTGGAAGGTGGAACTTCAATATAGTGAATCCCTCTTTTGTATAACTCAGCTCGTATCATCCACCCTATGCCGTATTGTGTACTAACTCCTGCCCCTTTACTTCCGTAAGAGAAACCTTCGATACAAACGAAATCTGCCGGTGTTACACTATCTAATACTTGTTGAGCTAAATCGATGAACCTTTCAGGATCTTGTTTCTTTTTGCTACTAATTTCTTTTTGTTGCTGAACTTGTCCATCTTCCCCTAAAATCACAAACCCTGTTTTGGTGCTTGGATCTATTCCGATATATCTCCCCATGTTCTCTCTCCCTTTATAGGGGATGCGCCATAGAGACGCACCCTTTTATTTATCAGTAATTTGATATCTGTCTTCTGTGATTTTCTTGATTTTTAGCAAGGTACGCTTTTTCAACTTCTTCCCACGGGAACCCTAACATTTCACACAATCCTAAAAACGTTTCGAATAAGTCTTCATACTCTACAAAATCTTTCGTTTCATAAAATTCCAGCACATTTTTATACAACTCAAGATACTGCTGCACAAGGTTATCTTTACCTGCTGTAAATTCCACCGTATCCATTCGATAACCGAACTCAATCCCTAATTCTAAAAGGAAGTGTAAGAAGTCCACCGTTTCTTCTAACAGCGTTTCCTTCGGATTTTGATCCAAGCTCCAAAATTTGAAGCACCTGGAATCATTACAACCTTCCCCTAACTCCACTAGGGTTGCGAGTACCTTTTTATCTAAACGACTTTCTCCTGGTGGTGTAGGATGATTCTTTTCAATATGAGCCATTAACCCCGCTTGGATTTCGTACAAGTATTTTAAATTCATCATTCTTCCTCCCGTTTATCTTCCTAATTTGAAGTTAAGTCCTGCTAAAAGTTGTAATCCTATTACTGGTAAAAGCCAAAAAAATTCACCGTTAACACAAAACATCACATTTAAGGGCATTGCTAATACAAAAGCTAAGAGAGTTCTAATCATTCCGCATCCTCCCCAATTACATTGATACCAGCAGCACCGAAGTTGTACGCAATCCCTCTATGTTTCACATACCATTCATCGTTTTGTTGGTCTACAATCGCCTTTTGTCGCTCTTCTTCTCTCAGTTGTTCATAGAATTTTCTCGCTAATTCGTTATCATCAGCCCATGTCATAGGCTCATTTATTGTCATTGTTTCGGTTTCTAATAGGCCATGAACCGTTAAAGGTAGCTTTATCCCATCCTCAACCTTGTAAATTCCTGTTTCATCCCAAAATAATGTGTTACCTTCTTCCTCTACTGTACGAATTCCGGCAGCGCCAAAGTTCATTTCCTCTTGTCCTTCACGTACTTCAATTACATCACCAATTAATTCCGTTACCTCTGCTACTAAATTGTTTGTATTCATATTGACATCCCCTTTAATTTTTAGTTTTGTTCGATTCTAAATTGCGCTTTACCGCTTGGAGTCGTAACGTACCCTCCACATTCGCACTTCTGACCGTTTTCAGCTCTCCACTTTGTAATGTCATGTTCTTTTCCACAACTCCAACACTTAGCAATAATCTTCATTCAAACATCCCCTTTATCAACTTCGCCCATCCGAAAAAGCTTATCCATAACAGGATGGAGAATAGAGTGCCGTAAAAGATCCCTCTTATCATCAAGTCACCTCATTTAATTGGTTCTTGATCTTCATTACAGGCCTTACACTTCCTGATAATGTACTCACCGCTTAATCTGAGTGAGAAGCTACCGTGCCGGCACTTGACGCATTGGCCGGCTTTTGGCGCTCCCTGAATAATATTTACTTCTTCAACTGGCGATTTCTTATAAAAGTTCTTTAAATCATTCTTCATGTTTACGGTTCTCTAATTCTTTCACCGCTGAATATCTATCTTCTAAACTGTTAGTTTCATCAAACGCGATGGTGAGTAATTGGTTTTTAGATGCCTGTTTATAATCCACGCTGCACCTCTTCTTTTTCATTGTTACGTATCCATTCATCTTCTTGTTTCTTGCCTTCTTCAAAGGTTAATCCAAGTTCATTGTTACGAATGAATCTCAATATTTCTAAGCAGTTAACAATGCGAGTCAATTCGATTCCTTCTATCGACTTCAAATACCTTAAATTTGCGATTTCTTTTAATAATCTGTTGTTTAAATCCGGCATCTTTACACCCCTTTCGCTTTAGTGCGTTAAAACGGTAAATCGTCATCTGAGATATCAACTGTCTCTCCGTTATTTCTAAATGGATCATCGTCTACTCTTGTATATCCGTTAGACTCTTTATTTTGGTTGTTAAAAGGGCTTTTGTTGCTACTTGATGTATTTGTATTACCTCCACCGTTACCGCCTTTAGAACCGATGAAAGTAATGTCAGACACTACGCATTCATTTACATAAACTCTTCTGCCATCTTGACCTTCATAATTACGTGTTTGCCATGAACCAATTAAGCCGATTTCACGCCCTTTGGATAAATTGTTAGCAATCGTTTCAGCAAGGCCCCTCCACGCTACGCAGTTGATGAAGTCGCTCTCTCTTTCGCCTGTTTGCTGATTCTTAAATTTTCGATTAACTGCAACCGTAAACGTCACATTCGCGTGTCCACTTGGGGTATAACGCATTTCCACATCTTTAGTTAGTCTTCCAATAAGTTGTACTGAGTTCATTATTTAACTACCTCCACTGTTGTATTTACTGATACTTCTACTGTTTTTATGATGCGTACACTTTTTAACGAAAAACTTTGTAGCATTTCCATATATTTTTCTGTTAGGTCATGAGGACTTTCTTTAATCAACATATCCACCCAATTCATTTGTTCGTGCTTCACCTGTAAAATATACATTTCCAATAACCTCCTAATTTTGTTCTCTTGAACGTTCTCATTTTTTGGTGCTATTTTTATAATGGGTACTTATATGCTTATTTTTGAATGAACGTTAAAGCTTGTCCATCTCCCACAATCACTCCACCGGATTTGCGTTTGTTCCAATCCTGTTTGATGTCTTGTTTACAGATGCCGTTCTCATATACAGTGATGATGCTGAGTGGTTCGCGGTCTATGGAAATCCATTTCTTTTCAATAACACGCCGTACCATGTGATCGCCCCTTCATAATCTCGAAAATGGATTGTATATAAGCAGTCGTTACAACATTGAACTGTTCCATGTAATCAAGGATTGTCATTTAATCCGCTCCTGTTCTTTCATGAATTTTTGATACGCTTCTTTCGTGGTATTTGGGACCAGGTTCATTTTGAATAAGTCGTATACGTCACACCAAAAGAATTCGCCGTATAATCGTTCATGTTCATCTTGGAGCTGCTTCATTTTATTAGCGTTGTTATGAACTCCATCATCACCAGTGTGGCAAGAGTTACACAGAAACCTGAGATTGCGATATACGCCACGGCCACTCTTTATGCGACTGTAACCCTTTGGCATGACATGGTGGCATTCTAAGTTAGCTGTAGAGCCACAGAAGAAACAATATTCACCATGCTGTCGTGCTGCTTCGTTGTATTCTGCTGTGGTGATTCGTCCTCTCTGTTGCTTGAGTGGTATTGTTCTACCTTTATAGATTTCTTGTTTCAAAGGATTCTTTTCACGTTTCATCTTTTTAGGACGCTTTTTCATGTAAGGCTTGAGTTTCTTTTCAACCTTGACCGGCTTCGGGACGGGTCTGAATTCGTTTAACATACCATCACCCTCTCTTTCCTTGAGCGCTATAGGAATAACCATCAATACGTGTGAAGTGAATGCCTTTAAACTCAATCTTTGTCACCTTTCCGTTTTTCTCTTTCAGCACTTTAGGTGCGGATACTTCAAGTTCTTCTCGCAACCTTTTATTCTCTCTCATTAGCAATCTCAAATCTTTCGCATACCCGCTTATATCTGCATACTCTACATCGTATTCCAAATCATGAACCAAACGCTCAACCGCTTTTTCGATATCGTTCATTTCCCCCACTCCCTTGTTGTAATGGCGTGTGCTACTTCAGTCATGCGGTTCTTTTTATGGCAGCTTGTACAATAAAAGTGCTTCACTTGATTGCTGATGAAGTATTCTTGGATGATGTGTACTGTGAATTCATTTTCAGTTTTGCAGTAATGACAGAATAATGATCGTTTCATCACATCCAACCCCTTTTATTTAAAGTAATTCAGCCATTCCCTTTAACAGATGTTTTGCGGTGTCTAGCTTCTCTTCTAAACACTCTTTCTCGTAATCTGATACATTCACATTACTTTGCGCCATTTGGTCTAATACAACGTAATATGAAGCTTGTGCCTTTTGCTCTTTCTCCACTTCCAAACGATCAATCATATCTGCAGCTGCATGACGTAATGTTTGGCTATCTGTTTGCATCGCTAATGTATAAAGTAATTCCTGAACATCCTGTGTTTGTACTGGTTTCATTTCCGTTTCCTCCCTTATAGGTGCGGTGTATGTCATATGTATGTATTTCTGATGCACCTTGTATAGTAAATGTTTGATATGTGATTAAACTGTTTTAGGCGAATCCTTCACCTTTTTCATACAAAACCCATAACCCTTCACCTTGTCTTTGGTAATGTCTTTCACTTAACGGAGCTTCAAGGTGTATTCTCCAATCATTATCAGGATCTTGTTTCGCTAATTCTTCAGCTTGTTGTGTCGTCCATAAACTTTCTTGATTATCCATTTCGTTATATACTTCTTGACCATTTTTGGTTACTGCTGCATATCCGAACCCTACACCGATTAAGTTTTTCATTGGTAAATGTTCATGTTGATAGCCACAACAAGCACAACCACCTATTCCGCCTTTTATACCAACTAATTTTTCAAACGTCATTTCTCCAACTCCTTCACACGTTTTTGTAACCGTAAATTCTCTTTTGTAAGGTACTGGACTGCATCCACTAATTCTTCCAAGGCCATGTTTTGCCAATTGTATGCATCATCAGGACATTGTTCTAATGTTTGACCGTATGTTTCAATCCCTTTCTTTTCTTGTTGGTCCAATATATCGTTTATCATCTGTTTAATTTTTCTCATTGGTTCCTCTCCCTTTACCGATTCAGTTGTACACCATCTTTCCTTTTCTCTGACGCTGTATAACACTTAAATGACCTTTAATTGCTCTATCCATAATCAAGATGCCTATTTCATCTTCTGTGCGGTTAAAATGGACGGCTAGGCGTTCTACAGTTAATCCTTGATGATACAGGCGGTCAAACTCTTTGATATCTTCTTCGTACCATTCAAGGAACACGCCGTATGAATCAATATCATCTAAGGCGTAGTACACTTTCCCTGTTGCCATTCGTGTACGATCCGTGCGTTTTAACCCTTCAAACTGTTTCCGTTCCTCAATGTAGCTTTTCTCAAGCTTGTTAGTTGTTCGTAGATTTTTCGCTACTTCACAATGAATCCCCATGATGCATCCCCTTTTCGAAATCTTCTATTTTTTGATCTAATATTTGTAATTGTTGTTCTAACCTGTCCAAGCCCTGCGTATTATTAATGCATGAACAACTTTCTATATCCACCATTGAAGGAAAGGGCCTTGTAGCGAAGGTCCCTTCTCCGTTACACACCTTGCACATTGTCATCACCCTTAAATCCCGTCATAGTTTGGATCATCTAAAATATCCTTAATTGCTCCATGAAGTTCATCTTCAGGAACAGGTGACTCGATATGAAAACGAATGCCATTTAATTTCCGTTGTAACACCGCTATTTCTTCTAACAACTCTTCTGTTTGAATACGTGACATTCTCACTTCTGTAACAGTCGGTTCCGTTTCAATAAGCACTTGTAATTGTTTAATCCGTTTCATTTCTCCATCCTCCTAGAAAGGTAATTGTTCTTTTCGTTTATCTTTCGTATCTTTAAATGTCACATAGCGCGGTTTACGTAACAGGCGCGACACTACTTTCTTATCGTACATAGCGAATAGCGCTTCTCCTGAGAGGTTAAATGTCACGATGGTAACTTTACCCTGCCTTGCATTCATAACGCCGTATAGGACACGCTGTACGAAGTCTGTAGCTGCTTTCAGTGTTTCAATCGCTCCTGTTTCAGCTCCTAAATCATCAAACACGAGATAATCCACACTTGATAGCAAATCGATGAAGTATTGCTCTGTATATTTACTTTCCTTATTGTTGAATGAATCTTTAATGAGACGTATCATTTCATCCACACTCACGAATAAGCATGTTTTCTTAGGATCTGCATCCCGATCATGGTTGTTTAACTCCTGAAGGGTTGCATAAGCTAAATGGCTTTTTCCTGCACCTGGAACACCTTGTAAGATGACGTTGAACACTTGTCCTTCTTTTAATTCCTTTAGGATATCCAGCATCAACTGTTTATTTTTTACTTCTTCAGGTTCTACCGCTGTATAATTTTGAAAGGTTGCGGTTAAAATAGTTTCATCAGATACATGGCTTTCTTTATATAAGATGTTGTACTTACGGAGCTTTTCAAGTTGTTCGAATTTGCTGTTCTCAACTTGTTCAAGCTCTTTTTGTTGTTTCTCGACTTCACATCTAGGGCAAACCTCTTTTCCATCCACGATCATCATTTGGATAGGCTTAACCACATCTTCTCCACCTTTTCGGTAGGTATGCTTCATGCATTGGTTAGAAGTCAAGGCCATACTCTTGAGCAGACTTTCGGGCAGCTTCAGCTTTTCCACTAGGAACACCACCTTTACTATTAGGTTTGTTCGCTTTAAACTCAGCTAAGTGAGCTTCTATCGCTTGTATATCTTTAGCGCCTACCTTTTCCCAATTAAGAAGAATTCCTTTAAGATAACCAAGTGAACGTTTATTCTCCTCTGATGCAACAATTAACGCTTTTAAGAGAGCTTCTTCCGTAAACCCATCATCTAAATATTTAAGGAAGTCATCTTTAGCGTACATGTTATTAAATCCAAATCCGTTATTATCCCAAAACTGAATGATTGTTGAAGTATCAACTGGATGACTACGACCACTAGTAGTTTTTTCTTTTTCTTTTTCTTTTTCTTTTTCTTTTTCTTTTTGTCCACTTGTCGTTGACGTATCGTAGACGTATCGTGAAAACTCATTTGAAATGGGTTCGCTAGGGATATGATTCATGATTTCCCACAACAACGTTTTATCTTTAACCTCTGCTAATTCTTTCTTTACACAATCGATGATAGGCTTACCAGCTTTATAAAGGTTGTATTTACCCCAATGGATAATCGCAAGTTCTCGCGTCTCTTCGTTGTACTTAACCAACTTATGATTATTAATGAAGCGATCCAACAACGCTGTAACTGATTCAGTTGAATATCCTAAGTCAAAGGCCATTTGTTTTTTAGTGATGGCATACACTCCAATTTGAGTGGTTTTAGGATTTGTTAAGAGATACAAGTAAAAGTATTTATCTTCAGGTGTCATTTCTTCCAATACCTTTGGATCTTCCCAAAAGGCTGTATGAACGTGTCTGTATTTAGCCATTTATAGCACTCCTTTAGTGTGTTATAATATCTGTACAAATTATTTTTAAAGTGTATTGATTCCGTGCGCCAACACGGGATTTTTTATTCTTCTTCGTCAATGATTCCAATGTGAATCAAATACTCAAATGTGATATCTGCCACTTCATCTAACTCTTCATCACCAGGAACTAACCCACGTTTTATGAGTTCACTGTGGAAAAACTCTTTAATCTTGTCGGTATCGATGACAACTTCTCTATATTCCATGTGATCAGCTCCCTTCAAGCTACCTCTGATGGTTTGTAACCTAACCCTGTTAACAATTCATGAAGGAACAGTCTGCCTTTTTGTGTCCATTTGTTATGAGTGCGACCATCAGGATAAGTGTGAGAGTGCATGTACCCTTCTTCTTTATACTTGGCATATAAAAACCACTGACCGCTCTTTTTGTACTGAATCTCCTGCTCATGAAGCAAGTTGTTCAATGCTTGTGGAGAACGAAAACCATAATCTTGAGCAATCGTTGATGTTGTGACAAGTGCATTAGAAGCAAGTATTTGATCGTAATAATCTGCTTTTGGTTTGGTGATTGATAATTCTTGACTAAGTTCCATGTTGTGTGATTCAAGTTTTTCATTTTGTTCAATCAACTGGACTGACAATAGAAGCGCTTCTTTAAGTGAAGTAGGTGTTTTATATTGCTGCTTTGTATAATAATCATCAACCAACGTCTCATAAGCGTCCCAAGCTTCATCAGTATTCAAAGATTTAGCATGTAGCCAAGCTCCTTTTTCTGTCCAAAGATACAATTTATTAATATTTGGCGACAGGTCAATTTGACCGGTTGTCCTAAACTCTTGTAAATCCCCTCTTTCCAAGAGTATGAAATGTTTACCTTTCTTGTAACGTTCACGATTACGATTGAAGTTGCGGTTAATTCTTTCTGAATCTGTTCCGTACGCTTCCGCTAACTGCTGAGTAGTCAATACACGTGTTCCGTATCGTTCGATAACCTGTAAATCCTCCATTTACTTCTCTCCTTTTTCACATCTCATTTACCTATGATTTCTTTTTCTTCGTAAGTAACAAACTTAACGTTCGAAGGTAAAACACAAGCTAAAGATTTACCTACAGCAATCCCATTTTGACAACCATAAACATTCATATACCTTTGTAATTGATCCAAATGCCTTAGATTGAAATCACCTAGTTTTATTTCTACTGGTATATTTACACTTTCTTTTTCTAACCAAAAATCAGGTATGTGTTTAGGGTCATTCTTTAACTTAACGATTTTATAGCTGTCACCTAAATGCTTTTTGAAATTGTTTTTAAACCATTTGTGTATATCTCTTTCGTTCGGTAAAGAATCTGAAAAATTCTTTGTTATCATGAATGAAATCGAGGAAAACATGAATGTTAGTTCGCTTTTTCTTTTGCAAATGATTTCAGCCAATTCAACCATCTTTAAGTTTCTTGATAACAATAAGGATTCTTTATAAGACAAAAATGAAGCTATTTCGAGAAGATCTAAAGAATCGACTAATTCTTTTTTAAATACAATCAACTCTTTATGATTTTCGTTGTCTTTATCCAATTTGAACAATTTCACAACTTCTTCACTTTTGACGAATAAAACATCGTCTTTTTCTATAATGATTTCACTCATTTCCCCATCCCCTTTACGCTTCTTGCTTTTGTTTTCTTACAAGTAAATCAGTGATTTCGCAATTAAGATGGAAGCAAAGTGTTTCGAGTGTATCTAAGTTAATCCCCATTGCTTCGTTCTTTTTCAAGCGACTTAATGTTTCGCGGCTAATCTTTGTAATTTCACTCAACTGGTTAATTGACTTGATACGGTTTTGCCACATTAAATCTTCAAGCTGTATTTTGATGTTGTGATTAATCACGCGTTTTTTCTTTTCCATTATTTACACCTCGCTTTCTTAACTAGCTTGTATTATGATTGTATTATATCTCATACAATAAAGCAATATACATCATCCAAATTTTTAAAATAAATTTGCTATTGAGTTCATAACTTCATACAATATTGCATATAACTAAAATTGAGAGGTGGACAAGTTGAAACAAGTAAAGATAAAACTTCATGAACTTATGGGTAAACACAAGATCAGGAGTATTAATAAATTGTCTATTGAAACAGGTATCACACGACAAACATTAACCAGGATGTATAATGAAGAATCTACACAGCTCGATTTTGCGACAATCGGTAAACTATGTGATTTCTTCGATTGTGATGTTGGTGAACTTCTTGTTTTGGTTGATGAACCTGAACAAGATAGCAGTGGGGAGAGCGAGTAACACCGCTCTCTATTTAATTAGTTCAGGATTTTCGAACACGTTCCCGATCACCGTAATTCCTTTCACAAAACCTTGAGGTACAGTGAAGCCGTAATTAAAAAACTCGATTAACCGTTTATACTCCATATACGCTGGTGCATCTGCATCTCCAAAAGCTTGGCTTAGATTACGCATCTTATATGAAACGATATCTCCTTCATAAATCTCCACGCCGTTTACATCTTTCATCCCTGTATATTGCAGGAATATATATCTTTCTTGTGCTGCTTCAATTAATTCACTCATAAAGGCTAGTTTCATATGTTCTTCCACATACGCTTTGTCATACATTTCTTTTTCAACCTTGCACCAATAACGAAATTTAACTTCTCTCATTTTTCTTCATCCTCCCTTTTGTTTAACTCCCAACGCATAGAAATTATTAAACACACGGCTATGATCGTAAAAATCTTACCTGTGAGAATATGAGTAGAGAAGTTTTGTACACCAGTTATAAAAAGAACGGTGATGATTATTGTTTCTAATGCACTTTCGATAAAACGTTTCATTCCTTCCCCCCTCAATACATTCTCGAACTCAGTCGTTCCCGAATCGTTTTCTGTTTGGGTTTCCCTCCGCACTTTTTCTGTGACAGGGTATCATTTAATTGTTTGATTTCTTTTCGTAGACAAGCGATTTCTTCTTTTAAGGTGCGGGCGCAATTCAATTTGGTTTCATCCTCTCTTATTTAGTGAGTAATTCCTTCCAACCAACCGTTACACTTAATACACCAGCTGGTTGTTTTTTATGTTCTTTTAAACGTTTATCTCCTTCACCTCTTGATTTTGTTGCATGACTAGGATTGCTAGGGCATTCCATACCTTGAAAAAATCCGAACATCTTACAAATTTCAGGGCGTGATTCATATACAGCACATTGTTTGTATTTTGTATCAAAGAAGATACAAGACATTTCTTCTCGTTTTTGGCTTCTTAAACGGGAAACTACACGGTTAGGCATAGCTTCCACAGCTTCTTTTAGTGCATTAAATTCACTTTTAGTAATAGGTACAGGTCCACAACATTCGCCGCACTGAGTACATTTAAAATCTTTCATTTCCCCACAACCTTTCTCACCACATTTTTAAATTTCATTTAGTCTTGCAAATTCTCCGTGGTACTCTATAGCTTTCAAGTTATATGCTTTCGCTGCTTCTATCTCTTTTTCAAAATAGCCAAGATGCGTCGATTTGTTGTTACGGTAAATACAAGCTCTCCACTTTTTGTTTGCTTCGTGCCAAGAGACACCTTTGTACTTAGATGAAGTGCTTTTATTTTTGTATGACCTTGATTTCTTGCGGTTTTGCGAATTGCCTTTTCTATCAGTAATTCTTAAATTCTCTTTACGATTATCTAATTTATCACCATTGATATGATCCACGACTTCTCCTGGTTTGGCATTCATAATGAAACGGTGTAATCTAAAGGTTTTTCGTTCCCCTTTGTTATAAGGTCGAGCAAACGCATAACCAGTGGTATCGATTGCCCAACTCTCATTATTAACCCTTTCAAAATCATCTTCATCGACTATGAGAACATGGCCTCTTTTCAAAATTATCTCTTTCATTACCACATACTCCGTTGTTGACCAAAGGTACCGCCTAACCATTCTTCAAAAGGCATATTCAACGTATCTTCTTCATTTAAGAAGTATTCATGTTGTAGCTTTTCGAACATTTCTTTTACTGTGATATCTTTCTTTTTTAGCTTTCGTCTTACTTCTGTCCACTCAGTAGCAGGAGTACCAAACCACTCATAAAACGTATTCCATAAATCAGGATCAACCGAATGAACCAGCTCCCACATACCTTGTACAACCTTCACCGTGTTCCCTTGAGCACCTTTTTCCCAAATACGCTGTTTAAATACGGCTTGTCCTAGTGTTAAGAAGTTGAATTGGAACACGAATGTATTAAGTTTGGCGGCAATTGGCATAGCTGCACGGGCTACTTGAGGTGTTTCACCTAACGATAATAAGGTTTGGTAATGGTTCATCGATAAGGAAACCGCCTTACGAACGTCATTAACGTCTTTTACTTTGTCACTAGGTAAAGTAAAGTCATCACTTGTTAACGCTCTATTTCCGCCTGCTACACGCATATTACGAGTGGTATAAGTAACTAGATGATCGTAGACCTCTTTGGATACATCGTTAAATTCAAACTCAACAATTTCACCTCTGAAGATTTCCGGGACGTGACCTTGTCTCACGATACCTAAAGGACGGCGTGTATTTTCGATATCTTTCTTTCCTAAATACCGTGCTGCGTTTCGTGCTAAGTTCAAGCGTTCAGGATCACTGTAGCGTGTCATGGTAATGCTGAATGTATCCCCTTGATAAGTTTTAACTCCATTGTTTTCGATGATTGACATTTAACTCTCTCCCTTTAATTAAGATGTTTTTTTAGTTTGAACTGGTGTAGATACTGCTTTTTCTAAACTCCAACCTAATTTACCAACACGTAAATGCACAAGATTCGCACTAACTCCATTACGTGCCATTAGTTCTAATTGTTCGTCTGTAAAGCCTTTAGGTTTCCGAGTTGGTGTACTAACTGCTTTATCAGCGTCCCAACCAAGTCGATTAATACGAGTCATAACCGTATTGATACTAAGTTTGTTTCTATTCATGGTTTGTTCTTGTTTTTCTGTTAAAACTCTTTTTCGTTTCGTAGACTGAGTAACAGCTCGTCCTTCATCCCAATTTTGGATATAAAGACGTTTATATAAGACGCGATAAGGAATGCCATTCGCTTCAGCTAGTTTCACTAAATGAGCAGGAACTTTACCACCTCGCTTCTTTGCTCTTTTCGATCTTGGCATAACAGGCGTTGAGATAGCACGTTCTATATCCCACCCATAATCATTTATACGGTTGTACAAAGTACCGTAAGAAACTCCGATTGAAGCTGCTTGTTGAATATCTTCATCTGTTAAGACACGATGAGCATTAACGGGAATGTTAATTGCTTGTTTCATAGGCCAATCTTCAGCAAGGCGGCGAAGTAACGTTTCGTATGAAATCCCGTTTTCTGCTGCTATTTTGCGTTGTTCAACTGTCGGTTTCATCACTCTCCCTCCTTTGTAAGCTTCATGAACTTATCTTTATCTCTTTTATCTAACGCTTCATTAATCCAGTGTTTACGGGCGTTCTCTTTCACGTTTTCTTGTAAGAAGGTAAAGAGGTTTGTTACATCGGTTTGATCCTTTGGATACAGCGTCATTTCTTCGTTTGGCAACTCTTCAATATGTTCATAATGCTTGTACGAAATGTATTGAATCGAATCAACAGGGATTTCAGGATCGTTACTTGCTGTTACCTTCACACTCATGTAGCTGTTTTCTTCGGTTTCTTCATTAAATACACAATGAACTTTGCCCTCGTACCCCATTAAATGATATTTGATTAGATCGCCTTTCATATAACCAACTCTCATTTCCCCATCTCCTTTTTATTCTTGAATCTCTTCATGCTCCACGTAACAACCGCAAGAGCATGAGAGTTTAACTTCTATCTGACACGACCACAATTCAAACTGACAGAGGTTACAGAAATACCGGAACACTTTATATTTGAATGCCTTTAGCTTTTAGAGCTGCTTCACATATAGCCAAAGGTGTTGTTGATGACTGAGCTTTATGCCATTCTCCATTGAACAGAGAAGCATGTATGTTGCCTGTGAACGTATCTTGAATTTTAAAAGAGGTAAACTTGTCTAAGACAATCCAAGCATCTTGAATATATTCAGATGGGTTGAATTCGTAAGCGCCTACAAGTCCCAAACGATTGCCTTCTTCATCAAAATAAGCTTCATAGAAAGAACCATCTTGTTTGAAATCAACCGCCTTAATCTCCCAACCCATTACATGAACAGCAATTAAACGATCTATTTTGTCATAATTCATTTCTCTTCTCTCCCTTTATTTGAATATTCAGTCTTAATCACGCACAACTAAGATGCAAGACACGATAAGAAACACGATAATCGCAACGTAGCAACAAATCATTTGTCCCTCACTCATTGACTGGAACCAGCTTCATAATGGATTCATGGCATGTACCGTTTTCGACTGCTTCCAGGTAACAAAGAACCGTTGTATTACTTTCAGATAACCAAGCATAACCTTCTATGGCCTGCTGCAACTTTTCGCTCATTCTCCTAACTCCTTTTTATAGAAGTTCATGACATACTCATAAGCTGTATAACCGCCAACTATCACAAATGCCAGTGTTAACATGATCAAAACTGCCATTGCTGCACCCATCAGCGTTTCTCCCCTCTCATTTTGACGCAGTATAAGGTGTTATCATCGGTATGTGAGAATTCATCATATTTCTTACGATAGTTGTCATATTTGAAGTTGCGGTAGCCCCGTGTGATTTCGTGAATAGATCCTACGACTGTAAACCCGCGTTTGATATTGTCTTCAATGGCTCTTTCTAACTCTGCGCGATTATGGCGTTTCATTGTGATTTCCATTTTGTATCCCCCGAATTTAATCTATCTGACTGACCAGGGTGTATGTAGGAGAGCCGTAGCTCCCCTTGTTTATTTGTCCTTGCGTGGTTTTTCGTGTTTAATGCCTTTGTACCAATCAATTGTGCGTTGCATTTCTTTTAAGAGCGCTTCACGTTCACGCGCTTTCATGTTGTTGATCCTGTTCTTCTTTAGCTTTATCAATCCAAGTTCTTAATGAAGCTAAATGCTTTTTGAAATCCGTTTCACTTAATTTAGTGATGTCATCAATGTTTAACGCTTTGTATACTTCTTTATCTGTACGACCTCTTAATTCAGTGAATTCTAAGGCATTCTTTTTAAGTTCTCCGACCTGTTGAGCAGTAATAGGTGTAGCGTGTGTATCTGTCGGCAAGTCCTCGCCAGCGTAGATGTAAAGACCTAAACCGTGTAACGCAATGGCTTTTACTAAACAACGTTGAATCGCTGTGTTGATATCAAAGGCATTTGGTTTTTCGATTGGTTTGTTTTGATGATTAAGCACCGGATGAATCTGACTTAATGTAATTCCTTGTACTGTGACAGCTACTTCAACAAAGTAACCGCACTCTGTTTTCATGTAAGGCATACCGTTGAATCTGATTGTTTCCCACGTTGCTGTAGGATCATGCTTTCTAAGAACGTCCACCGCATAAGCCCAAGATAGATAAGAGAATTTGCCTTTTTTCTCAATGTGTTCACCGACATCTATTTTTGCTAATTGTGTATAATAGTTAGTTTCAGTCATAGTACACCTCTTCATTTCGTGTGATTTCGTTATGTTCTTCCAACTGTTGAGCTTCATAAATGCTGATTTCTTGGTATCCGTTAGATACTGCGATATGCGGTCTGTTGTGAATCCAGTAAAGAGTCATTGTGCAACCTCCAATAATTCAGGGTTTTGAAATGTATTTCCTATTACTCCAATAGTCGCTATAGCATTCAAATCAACAAGCATAAGAACACTATCATCACCATTAGGGTATTTACTTTCAGCAACCCATCCCATTTCTTCATCAGACCATACAATTTTGCTTCTTCTACCTCTTAGGTTTTCAACGATGTCACCTTCATAAATTTCAGTACCGTTCTTATCTTTTAAGCCTGTATATTCTCTAACCCACGCATCACCTTTACCGTTAGGTGTTAATGAGTAAATGCAGTAATCAGATTCACTACCATCAAAAACACCGTGAACAGTTTCATTAAGGAAATCTAATTTGTAAACCTCGAATTTTTCACCTGTAGGTCTGTAAATACCTTGATATTTGATTGTTCTCATTGTTTAATTCCTCCAATTTTCTGTTATAATAAAGGTCTAATATATTTTCCAACGGGACTTTGTTGTGTCAGCAACAGGTCCTTATTTCTTTTCTGCGTAATGCTTTTCAACAACCTGAATCACTTCTTTAAGCTGTTCGATTTCTTCAGCTACCTTTGGCATGTGTTCACGATAAAACTGAATCTTTTCTTCCATGTGAACCAAGTTATCTTCTTTGGTTTTAAGATCGTATTTCAGTTTTTTGAGTGGATCCATAAAGGATAACTCCTTCCTCTTTCCGGATAGTTCTCATGAAGTCTTGAACCACTAACGGAATGTCCATTGCTTCATCATGAGATATTTTTGTTTCCAACGCTTCTTCTATGGTGCTTAATTCAGGCACGATGCCCTCGTCATTCCACAAGTCATATAAGTAATCATGAATGATACTCATTTACGCCAACCCCTTTTCGTATAAGTCATCCAGGTAGTTCCTTGTGTCCTCTGCCCATAATTGGAAGAACAACGTTTCGAGTGTGTCTAACTTATCTTTTAAGCCGTTTAAGTGAACTTGTTCAGCTAGTAAGAATGTTAAGGCGAAGTAATCACCGTTTTTTAACTCGTTGATACGTTGTTCAGAACGTTGGATAAGGTGTTTCACTTTTTCGATTTCATTAATGAATTGATTTTCCACTTAACTCACCTTCTCTTCCTTAGTTGATTTGGTTAAGAACTCATACACGACTTTCTGAGCGTCTTTTACGACTGTTTCAAACATTGGACCTTTTTTCACGGTTACTTTCACACGATCTCCTCCTTAGTTAGTTGAATAAGGTAAATACTTTCTTCTTGCTTCAATCACAGCTTTTTCAGCTTCTTTCAAATCATCGAAGTAACCAACATGAATTTTCTTACCTTGAAATCCAATTTTCGCTCTCCATTTATTGCTTCCCTTAACCCTTGTAACACCCCTTACACCTGATGTGTTGTTCCGGTTGGGACCTTTTTTGTTTTGTAGGTTTTCTGCGTTAGTTAATATCCTTAAATTTTCTCTTTTGTTATTTAAGGTATCGTGGTTTTTATGATCGGTAACTTTACCATCAGCAACTTCTAATAAGTACCTGTGAAGCCAAACTGCTTTTTGCTTCTTCCTAACCCTAATGGAAGACACTGCATAAAAACTATTTGTGTTGGGAGCGAAGTGAGCACTCCAAGTTTTGTTGAATTCCTTTAGTTTTGGTAAATCTGATGTATCGATAAGTGTTTCTAAAACTTCACCGTTTTTTCTTCTTAGATAGATGATTGTTGTATCACCTAAGATTTTGTAATCGTTTTTCATCTAGCGAACCTCCTGTTTTTTCTCTCCAAACCCAAATTCCGTTATTTAAAGAACCATTTACTTGATTACAGGTACTTTCAACATTTGGTATACTTTAGGAGTAGAAATATTTTCTGTTGAATTATAGTCATTGAATTATATTCAACATCAAGTTATAAAAGATCCTTTAATGTAACACCTAACACCTCTGCAATTTTACTTAGCGTTGCGATACTGCCTTTTGTTGTGCCATTTTCAATCTTCGTGATAAGAGAAGGGCTTACATTCGCTTTTCTTGCTAAGTCTGCTTTGTTCCATCCATTAGCTTCTCTTAGCTGCGTGATTTTTTCACTCACCTTGTTCACCACCTTTGGTTTCTTTTTCATTTCAACTTATTAAGGTGGGTTGAATTATATTCAACTTTCCTGTTGAATTTATAATACCACAGGAGTTGAAACATATTCAACATATTTTTTAAATTTTTTTCATAATTTATTTTCGGGACAATATATATAGTAAATTAATTATAAAAACCAAATATGTTTTGAGCCTACTAAAGAAGGTAAGTTATAATAGCAGTACCTTTTTGTGAGTGACATTAAGGTAAAGTAAGTTATAATTATTCTCGTGGTGTCTTGCCATATTTTTCAATTATTGGATTAGGGAAGGGGAAAGAATAATGAGTAAGAATAATGATGTCTACATAGACCCAGTCATAGGAAAGAAACTAAAAGAATTAAGAAATAGTAAAGATATGAGTATGCGGGAGGTTGGAGAAGTAATAGGAATAAACTATACCTATATAAGTAAGATAGAAAAAGGGCAAATACCTTCCATGAAATTACTGAATGATCTTTGCGGAGTATACGGGGTAGAAATAAAAGATTTGTTCGGAGAAAGTCAACCTATACCGGAGGAACTTAGAGAGATTGGGGTAGAATGGATAACATTTGCAAAAGAAATGGAAATGGAAGAACTTACCCCCGAACGCATAAAGCACTATATTAACGTCATTAAGAGACTTAAACAGGACATGTGAGTAATTTTTATTGGCTTATTTGTCGATATTTGTATATTATTAGCGAAAATTTCAACTGATGTACACATTCGAAACTCTTTCAATTATTCTGAATTCAGAGTATACTAGGTCTAGAATCACTTTTAGGAACAAATGTTCGTCAATTAACTAGACTAAAGCCTTATGGTATGGTACGAAGGAGATGTTTTGGATGAAGGAAATTCTTAGCATGGAAATTGAAAATGGTGTTAAAATCAAACTATCTGATGGAATAATTATCAAGGGAATCAAACCGATTTCTTCTATTAAAAAAACGAAAGATAATATACCAAAGGTTTTACAAGAAAATAACGTAAATGTATTCACGAAATAAAAAAAGAACAAACAAGATACTTTTCACAATTTTTAGATATTTTCAGACTAATTCCCTTTATTTGGGGTATGGAAAAAAAGAGGGGAACTGCTGTTCTTTAAAACCATACACGAAGGGAATGAATGAAATGGTAAATTATATTTATAGTGACTTAATCGAAAAAGGTGTAACGATTCAACTAATAGACGGGACCATCGTAATTGGGACGATGGAAACCTGTGTAAAGAATCCGTTCACTCACCGTTGGCAATATATTCCGCAATACTAATGTAATGAAGATTGAAACTCTCATTACAATACCTACACGTAAAAAAAGACCATTACTCAGAAAGTAATGATCTCCACTGTTTCTTTATCAAGTACACGTATTTCTTTTGTGATCATGCGAATTAACTTTTGTTTTTGATCAAACGTAAATTCTTCTTCTTTTAAGTTGAAGTATAACTCGATGGCTTGCTTGAGAACTTCTGTATTTGTTTCCTTTTTCTTCTCCGCTTCCAATTCGGTTTGTAAATTGGTATACTGTTCACGTAGATTTTTTTCTTTTGATTGCAGTGATATAATTTGGTCTTTGATTTCTTGCAAGTCTAGATCGTCAGATAGGGAGATTAACGTAAGCAGACGTTTTCTTCCTTTTTTTGTTTTCTCAATTTCTTCTTCTAATCTCTTTAACTCTTTTTCTTCAAATGATTCTACGGTAGCTGCTGTTTCCTGGTAAGAGAGAAGTACTTCAGGATTGTTCAAGAACGTTTGGATTTGGTCCCATACATGCTTATCTACCTCTTCGCATTTGATATAGATACCACACCCTCTATTCTTGGCCCCTGCGGTGTTTTTCACATCGGTATAATGCAGAACTGTGGTTCCCCAGTTATTCCGTCTTACGCCTGTTAAGGTATTACCACATGCAGCACAACGTAATAAACCGGATAACAAGTATTGACTACCGGAATTTTTCGTATACCGTCTTCTCGCTTGCTTCATAAGATCCTGCGCACGGTCAAATTGTTCTTTTTCGATGATAACCGGACACGGGGAGTACAGCCATTCTTCTTTTGGCCGTTCCTTCATCTTAATTTTATCCTCTTTACTTCTATTATACTTGTTCGCTAACATTCCTTCTGTATCCCATCGGTTTTGGATCTTAAAACCTGTATATGTTTCATTCATAAGGATTTGGCGCACAACTTGCCTATGCCATACCGAACCACCCTTTTTCGTCGGGACACCTGTTTCAGTTAAATGTTTGGCGATACCGTTCATTCCTCTGAATTTAGTCATAGGATCTGTGAACGCATCAAAGATAAACTTAACGATTTCAGCTTCTCTCTCATTAATAATCATTTCACTGTTTTCTTTGTCGAAGTCATAACCAAAAACGTGGTCATTCTTCACGACTTTTCCTTTTTTCGCCTTTCCTTTACGGCCACTCATCATCCGTTCTTTGATCTTTGCTTTTTCAAACTCAGATATGGCCCCACGTAGTGAGAAGAACAATCTTCCTTCAGGGCTGGAAGCATACTCTCCATTAACAAACTCTACTTCAATACCTTTACGCCTTAATTCTTCATCGATAATCAACTGACTCATCAACTTACGTGCTAAACGGTCCGGATCATAACAGATTACTTTGTCGATTAACCCTTCCTTTACATCTTTCCGTAACCTTTCAAGGTCAGGGCGTTCCAGGAATTCACCTGAATACCCGATATCAATGTACTGCATAACTTCTTCCGTACCAGCTTTTTTGATACAAGCATCAATTTGATGATCAATACTGTATCCTTTCTCCCCTTGCTCACTTGTCGAAACTCTGACATATATTCCTATCATTGGATTAACCTTCCTTTTTACTTTCCTCTTTCTCTTGTAGGTTCTTTAAATAGAATTCTACAATCATATCATAGCAAGAATGCAATTCCTTGTCAGTAAGATTCCCTACGGTTAATTTAACATGCACCTTTTACCACCTCTATAAAGCCTATGAGGACAGGGTTTGTACACATGCAAAAAAACCACCCGCGAAGGTGGCGAACTATCCAATCTTAATACTGATGCCTGTTTCTTGTTTCGGTTTCATTCGTGCTAATAACGTTTCCACATCTTTTGATTGGACAATGCGAACAAAATTACTTTTTACGTTATAGGTATGGTCTGCAATGATCCATATTGTCGGGAAGTTCTTCATTTTGAAAGGTAGACACTCTTTCCACTCATCCGACTGCATAAACGCTTCATATCGGTTGATTTTCTGTTGCATGACCTTTTGTGTGTAATGAGTGTTCTGTACCTCTGCGAAGAAATACGTACCTCTCCAATACATAAAGATATCAGGGCGAACATCTACGTTAGGGAATTGTGGTTCGATGGAGAAATGTTTGATATCTTTTTCACCTTGCTTGAGTAGCTGCAGATAAAAGTCAGTGATTTTCAAGAAATGTTCTACCTTCTGCCCGTTTACTTTAATACGGCTAGGTTTCGGGAAGTAAGTATACGGCTGGCTTGTGACATCCGCTTCAATGTATCCACGATCACGCAACCTCTTTAAAGCGAAATTTGCGTTTGTGGATGGACTTTTCGTGTATCCATAAAACAGTTCTGCAATTTGGTCCCTAGTCATCGCACGAAACAGCTGTAATGTTTGGATAATTTCTTTATCACGCTTTCTCATCATCATCACTCCATTCATCTTCTTGGCCAAATAAATCATCTTCACTCGTTGGATCCTTAAAAATATCATCAGGTAACGGCGTGATGTCTGTGGGTTTCCCGTCTTTAGGTGGTTTTGTGGTGTTAGCTGTCATTAAAGGAGACAATAATTCATCCGCAATATCTTCATCTAAATAAGGTGCTTGTAGCTCTTGTAATCCTTTGCTACCTCGCAAGATAAAACGTCCAACAGTTTCAAGTGTATCTGCACCTGTTGTTTCGATGATCCCCGCTTCTTTCGCAGAACCTACGTGAAAGCCCATCTTGTTTGTAAGTTGTGAACGAACAGTGGTATCTAAACAATCGCTGGTAGGACGTTGTAAGCTTGCGAATAAGAAAATACCGTTTGAGCGCCCCATAAAGCCGATATCCTTCATGAGTTCATCTGCTGTTTCATCACCACGTATCATAGCTATTTCATCAATTCCTACTATAATATAAGGCGGTCTGTGTTCTTTCGGTAGCTTATCGATATGATTCACCCCGAATGTTTCCACTAAGTCACCACGGCGTTTCATTTCCTCTCTGACAAAGGCTAACATCTTAATAATGTGAGGTTTTTGACTGACTACACATTTCACATGCTGCACCTTTTTGAACATGTGAAATTCCGCTTGTTTACAGTCAGCAAGATAAAAATGCAGTTCATCAGGGCTTTTAGTTAGCATTAATGTAGTGATGATTGAGCGAAGCTGTGTAGATTTCCCCGATCCCGTTTCTCCAGCCACCAAGAGGTGTGGATGTTCAGTTAGGCAGAAATGCGTCCAACGCCCAAACTTATCTTGACCGCATATAATAGGGAGTTTGTGTTTCGCTACTACATTTTTAATTTCCCTGAAGTTGTATTCGATTTCTGTAGGAAGTTGTTTCATGAATAGAGTAAGTTTGAATGTCTTATCATCGCCTTTTAGCTCTATATTCTTCCCGAATACTTGACGGAAAATAAACTCTTTCTTGCGTAATTCTTCAGGTGAAAAGCCAAGTGGTAAAGTAAAGGTATAGGTGAACGTGTACGTTTTTTCATTTGGTTTCATTGCCACAATTTTAGGAAAGACGCGAATATCTTTCTTCGCTGAGTTTTTAAAGGTTAAATGAATCCCTCCTGCTGTAAATGCTTGAATAAGCTTCTTCTTCGCTAATCTGTATGAGTTTTTTTCGTACAACCATTTATATATCTTCATCCGAACAACCTCCCTACGAACATAACTAATACGACAAGCATGGTAGCAGGCAACAGGACTGATATACAATTACCGATTTTTTCTGCTGTCTGCGATTCGTTTTGACTCAGGAACCAATTTACAGCTAACTGTCCAACAATAGCTATTCCACCGATAGATGTAATGAGTAAATAAGCCCCTGTCATTTCCGGACTCATGTTTAGAAATCCACTCCATGTAAAGCCAAATGAATAAACAGGTAACGTCATTTTCTTCTTCTTTTCGGGTGTATATTTTTTCATAAATTGGGCAAACTCGATGACCTCGATCTTCTCTTCTCTTCTCATCCACTTCATTTCCGCTTCCTCCCTCTCCTAACAGAACCTTAGTTGCGATGTCTGTTCAATTGTCCACGCTTGGAAACTTTAGTTGCTGGTACTTTAGTTTGAACCTTAGTCACGGCTAAAGTTGAAAAACACCGTTAAGCCTGTCACCTTCTGCCCTCATACGAGCTACGACCTTGCATGTCTTTATCGATTAAACGCTTCACGTATTTTGAGAATGGACCTTGCTTTGTGGCATGTTCCAATAATGCGATTTCGTGTGGATCTAAGTTGCTGAATGACACGTCTTTCTTTTTTCGCTTCTCCATGTTGAGTCCTCCTTTTGACCGGCGACTGTCTCACCTGCTTTATACTTCATGGTATGACGGTTGGGTTGTACATGATACCAAAAAATTAAAGTATTTCTACTATAAAATCAAGATAACCCTTTACTTCTGCAAGTTGACTTGCTATAATTTAGTTATAATAATAAGATGAAAGGAGGAAAACTAATGGTTACAGGAGTGGTTAAATTGACAAAGAAAAGTCCAGGTAAGTTAGATTCAAAACTAAAGGTTAGAATCGCTCAGTTAAAGTTGTCCCAAATACAGATAGCCGAAATGATGGGCGAAAGCAAACAAACAATAAGTGGATGGTCAACAGGAAGAATCGAACCATCATTAAAGAAGGCAGTTCGCCTTTCAAAAATGCTTGATTGTACTGTTAATGACCTTTGGGAATATCACGATGATAAGGAGGAATGAAACCGCTAATGAGCATTTTAGAATTGCTGCGATCCGATGGTAGTATCACCATTAATAAAAAGTTGGCTCATGCTATCGGTATAGACGCTACCATTATGTATTCAGAATTAATCAGTAAACACTTTTATTTCGATGCTAGACAAGAATTAACCGATGATGGTTTCTTCTTTAATACAGTCGAGAATATGCAAGCTGATACTGCACTTAGTAAATACCAACAATCAAAAGCTATTAAAAAGCTCGTTGAGTTGGATTTAATCAAACACCGCAACAAAGGTTTACCACAGCGTAGATACTTCAAAATCATGCTAAACAGCGAGTCAAAAGTCTCTCAACTCCTTGCTACAGGCGAAAAGTTAAAAAACTCAACTTTTAAAAGTAAAAAGACTAAACAAACAGAAGTTGAAAAAGTGGACAGTAATAATACTAAGGTTAATAATACTAATCTAATAAACAAGGAGAAGGGAGCAAATCGAGAATTTGCCCTATCCTTCTACTCCTTTAAATCTAAATATTCTGTAGATGAAGAATCAATTGAGGTTATTGAACATTATTTAGAGCGTTACCACTTCTATCAGAGTAAATCACACCCTAACTTAAAAGCCCACCAGTGGCAAACAGTTATTGATGAGTTATATTACGGTGAATGTAATAAACCTGATGGATATGAGGAATTTAGTGGTCATGAATTAAAGTACATTATCGATGAACACTTCAAAACGAAATATGATAATTGCGACTACAACATACTTCATTTCATCAGTGGTCAGATTAGAGCTTTGAGATATTATGAATTGGGTTGTTAATTAAAAGGAGGAGTAAAAATGGAAACAACACTTAAAATCAATGGTGAAGATGTTGGAATGTACGTAGTAGGTCATGGTCGTGGAGATGACATTTTTGTGGGTGTCACAAAAAGCAAACAAAGATATTTAACATACGGTATTGAATTAACAACAGAACAGAAGGATGCATTTAATGCCAATTTAGATATGTTCATCAGAGGTGTCGATAAGCAACGTCCATATTTTGAATCAGGTGAATTAATAGGAATTTACCTTCGCACTTTCAATGATGATTAAACACAAAAAAGCCACCTACAAGGTAGCTTAGATATGTACAGAGGGAGCTAGTTTGGTCGCTCTCTCCCTCTTTTGAAAAGTATATCATAAAATAAAGGGAATACAAATAGGAGGAATACGGATGTTGCAACACAAATTGAATTCTGACCTAATTAATTATCATAAACACGGATTAAAGTACGCTTTACAGCAAATATCGAAGGATTATATATGTAGAAAGTGCAATAAAAAACACCGTTGCACCGAAGATGCTAGAAATTGTTGCTAAGGAGGAATAACATGGGTAAAGCTGGATATGTTGAAGTTTGTTTAGATGCAATCATTGAGTACGCTGAGGATGCGAAGAAACGGTTAATCGATAACGAACACTACGATACCCGTATTGAACAGGATATGTTGAGAATTAAAGATCAGCTAGCAGATGCGATGAACGTGTTAGGGATGGAGGAATAACAATGAGAGAACCGAAATATCGCGCTTGGATTAAAGAATATAAATGGATGAGAAATGTAGATTCTATTTCATTTACAGGTGAATTAAAACCATATATCTGTGAAGAACATTACTACGCTCCTGAAGAAATTGAGCTTTTAGAATACACTGGATTAAAAGATGTAAATGGCGTTGAAATCTGTGAAGGTGATATCGTTAAATTCCATTACAAAACAGGCGTTTATAAAACAGGTTCAGTTGTTTGGAATGATCTTATGGGTTCTTGGTGTGTTGATTGCGAAGATTTTATTGCATATAAATCACTCGGTACGTTTGCAGGAGCGTCTGAAATCATTAACAATATTTACGAGACAAAATAAAAAGCACCCTCACGACAAAGGGTGCATAGCAAAGAACGTACACTAGATGTACAAGAGGATTATATCATAGTTTGTCTTAATGTAAAGGGAGTGGATGGAATGAAGAAACTTTTGGTTGAACGTTGTTATGATTTTGTACAAGAAGAGAAGTTCACCAAACTATTTTTAAATAAAACTAATTCAAAACGTGTATACGATGAGTTGAATGCAATATTCCCACAAGACAATATAGAGTTTATCGTTTCTAATTATTATCATGTAGTGCGTAGATTTCAAGAGGAAGATATAATCCCTGATACAAATGAGTTAATTGTCCTCAAACCTGATGTATTCACGTTAGAACCTAATAAAGAAAGTGTTAGAGTATATGGTTATGCTTTACCTGTAATCGGTCTTGTGAAGGATAAGAGCGGTTCTGTATGCTATTTTGAATAAGGAGTGGATGAAATGAACTTAGACAAATATGCTGAGTCATATGAGATATTGAAGAATTATCACCTTGTTACATTGATTGATGGAAGTAAACACATTTTAAATAATGATCCTGCTACTTCTATAAAGGTAAGAGAATATATAAAAGAGCATTTCATCAAAGCTGAATTAAGAGATTTAAAAGTAACCGAAGCATTAGCGAAAGCTACTTTAGAAACAGGTATGAATAGAAAAGCTAGACACGCCATTATAGAAGCAGTCAAAACATTAGAAACGGAATTAATCGAATTAAAATTAAACAGCTTATAGCACCTTTCGCACCCTAAACCAAGCATGTAAGAACCTTTATCTTGCATGTTTTCTTTTTGGGATTATAATAAAATTTGTCATTATAAGAAAATAAAGGGGTTATTAATCATGAAAAAAACAATGGGTATCTCACTCTTAGCATGTGGATTATTACTTGCAGGGTGTGGGAATGAGTCAGCAAAGGAAACAGCGAGTAAGCCGGAACCGAAACAAGAAGCAGTCAAAAAGGAAGTTAAGCCTGAAGATATTAAAATTACGAACAAAGAGGAAATCTACTACACGTATGACGATGATTACACGGGTGAAAAGCAAGCAAGTTATTCCGCTACGATTAAGAATGACAGCAAAGAAAACATTGATGTATCCGCTATTAATATTACGTATTTCGATAAAGAAGGTCATGTTATCGGTTCAAGTGACGATTCAACAGCATGGGTTTCCCCTTCTGTCTTAGCACCAGGTAAGATTGCACATGTACAGAATCAAATAGATATGAACCCTGACTATGAGCTAGGTAAGGCTGAAATGACGATTTCTCCTGAAGTAACGGATGTAAAAGTGGTTGAGTTACCGATGTCAAATGAAGCACTAGACGCAAATGAGGATCAAACGTTTATCTTTATGCGTGGCCAAGTGAAGAACGATACAAAAGAAGCAACTAACGATATTACAATTGGTGCTGCTGTTTATGATAAAGACAACAAATTCCTGACAACACTTTACGGGCAAATTGGTGATACGTTGAACCCTGGTCAGAAGATGTCATTTAAAGCTGAGTCTCCATTTTTAAATTTTAACAAGATGACTCAACCGGATCACTATGAATTCTTCGCGTATAAATATGTGTATCCTGAAGGAACCGCTGGTGAAGGTGGGGATGGAGAAGTAACAGAATAAAAAAATAGGCCCCTCTCATTACGAGAAGGGCTTTTTATTATTTATAGTACCAACCTTTTACATCAAGGAATTGTTTTACTTTCACAAGTTGCAACCCTGCAACCGTGATTTCGGCAGATGGATTACCTTTTGCGTGTACATTAAGCTCTGAGTCAATCCCCTCACCTTTTAAAAACGAACGGAACTCAGCTTCATTTTCTTTTGTTAAACCGCCTGTTGTTAAGGTAATTGGAATAGGCTCTACGTCACCGGCTTTTACGAATCCCCCTGGAACCGCCCACGCCTTCACGCCTTCTGTATAGCCGTACACTGAGAAGATGGTATCAGCACCGATGGTCTTTTGTTTCTCTGCTAAATTAGAGTATTTGTATACACCTGCAGCTACTTTTGATTTCACTTGGAATGAGTATTTATCGCCTAGTGAAGTGACTTTCGGCAAGTCCTCTTGTTTAGGTGTAGTTTGGGTTTTTAACAACTCTGCGATTTTAGCCAATGTTTTAGAACCGCTTATTCCATCGTCTAACAGTCCATTCGCACGTTGGAAGGCTTTTACCGCTTCAACCACCTCATCGCCATATGAACCATCATCACCGTATTTAGGCAACGTATACCCTAACTTGATAAGGTTCTGCTGCAACTC